ATATAGATATTGTATCTGGGTCAAATGCCATTGTACCCTTACTAATATACTCTTTAGTCCAATCAGGTTTAGCCATCTTTATCACCCCTCATTTTAGCAATCTCTTTCTTCTTCTGCTCAACTAGTCTCCCATATAGCCAATTTAGCTCACTTATGTCTGCATTATTAATATCTGTCAATTGCATATTCATATAATATTGAAGATTAAATTGCCTTTCCAAAATCTCTAACAAGGGCATCGCCATATGGAAGTAACATTTCAGGTCGAAAGGGAACGGGCACTACGCCCTCACCTCCACATTTTGGACACTCATATTTGGACTCTAATTTCGGCCCATGATAAAACTTTGTATGAAATGCTCTTATTATAGCTATGTCCTTTACATCCATATTGTCAAGTTTTATTACTCTGTCCCACACATTCTTTTCATTATCAACAATGCTAAGTGCAAATCTATAAAGCCATGAATCTTTACCAGCCTTCTCAAGTTCTGATATATTTATCTCATCACTTATTCTAAACAATCTCAGTTTAATCATGCCAGATGACAATTTGACTTCATATGGCTCTACAAAATCATCTGGGAGACATACAACATCTAATTTTGACAAGTCAATCATATATTCAATTTTCTGCAGGCATGAGTCACATATAAACTCAACAGGATAATCCTTTGAATAAGAATTAACAGTTTCCCACAACATAATATATAATCTATCGCCAATTGTTAGTTTTTCAGGTTCAATTCCAGTGATGACATTGTTCATAATGGTGCAGAATTTCTTATCAAAATTATCATAATTCAATTCTGCTATTAACTTTTCATCTTTACCTTTGAGAGTCCTGATTTTAATACTATCAGGCTCTACTCCATCATAAACAACACACTTTGAAGGTAGGGATATAGGTTGGAATTTCTCTTCCATAGAATTTCTCCTTTGCTTTTTTTGGAGTTACATGACAACCATAATTCTATCAACATTAAACTCAATCTCAAACTTGGTCACCTCCTCTCTTTCATATGAAAGTGAATATGCAGGAAACTTTTTTGGGAATATGCCAGACAGTTTTAATATACTAGTTGGTGCACCAGAACTGTCATACATAAATACATATGCATCTTTGGCATATGAAATTTTTGGATTAAACAACCCATCTTCACTTATTATTAGTCTCCTCCAAGCATAGAAATAGCTAGATACAGTATCTGGGACGGGCTTAAGAAATGTAGCTACAACAGATTGAATATCAAAGAATCCTGCATACTTTGTCTTAAACGCACCATATCTCATCTCAGATACTGTATCAATACTATAATCACCAAATCTAATATTCTGACAATATGGTGATATTAGAAACCCAGAAGTAACCATGCCAATATCTGGTAGTATGAAGTCCCAGTTGTAATTTCTCTGGAGCCTCCACACTTTTGAATACAAATTAACAGCTTGTCCTAGAAACATGTTAGATTATCCTTATGTTACTTTTTCCCATCTGTCATATCTAAATGTAACTGTCAATCTTACAGGGTCCTCTGTGTCATATGCAAGTGGCACATCAGCCATAGAATCAACATAACAACCAATGAGTTTTATGCTTAGATACTCACTACCCTTAGTGGTAACCAATCTCAATATAATATCAGTCTTTATTAGATTGTCACCTATACCAATGTTGTCTCTGTCATTTATCTGACTCTGGGCCCAATCATAAAATGCACTAAATACATTAGCATCCTCACCCTCAATGAATGTACATTCCCATGTGTGAGAATATGTCAACTTACCCATGAACTGTATACCAGCAGATTGTTTGTATGGCACAGCTATGTTACCAACAGACCTGCCAGGCATATTAGTTGACTGACACCTCAACATGAGTGTGTTTGAATCACCGCCACCAACTGGTGAAGGGATTACCACATCCCACATGTAAACTCTTGCTGGGTTTGTTAGATTAGCCTTCAAATTTTCTACAGATATTGACATTGTGCACCTCCTATATTGTATGCGTTTTATTTCATATCAGATATTTGTCTATATTAGAACATCACTCCCCTTGCTATAAGCTCATTAAAACTGGCACCAGTAGTAGTAATTATTGCCTGCAACTGTATGAACTCAGCCATCCTTATAGGCTTAATAAACACATCAACATGCAACTCATTCAAATCTATTGTCTGTGGAGTATTGTTTGTCTCATCACACACAACAGAGAAGCCCTTGTCACCAGCCTCTGTCTGGAATCCACCTCTTGCAGAAATATTATCTAAGTACTGTTCAAGTACTGATGTAACTCTAAATCTAGTTATTTCATTATTTGGCTCAAACAAATACTCTCTCAGATACACAGACATAGCCTTCTCAATAGTAATCAGTAGCCTTCTCACATTGACTCTATCAAGTGCAGACTTTGTTGTTCTCTCTGTCTTTTGACCCCAAATCATTGAACCTTCACCTCTAAATGTCTGCACAGGATTAATCTCTGCAGCATAAAGAGTATCTCTCTCACCAGAAGTAAACACATCAGTCACACCTAAGATGTTCAACAGTCCTCTCTTAGCACCAGCAGGCGCATACCAAGGATCAGCAACATAATCATTGTATGCCATCATTGAAGCAGCATACCCAGCAGGAGGTACCTCAAGAACTGAATCTGTATACTGGTCATATATCTTTACCCAAGGCGCATATATGGCACAATATGATGAATTGAAGTTCTGAGTAGTATCCCTGTATGTTACCATGTTTGCAACAGAACCAATAGCTTCAGATGGAATACTGAGCACTGCTATACAATCTTTTCTTGCCTCTGCAATAGTCTTCATCTTACCCTGAACAGCGGCAGCAGTAGCAGTTGAAGCGTATCCCTCTTCAATCAATATTCTTACATCAACATCATCTGGATTAGCAAATGAATCCCAACCTGTATTTATTTCAGATGATGTAGCAGCACTACCATCATCACCACCATCAGTATTAAGAACAGTTGCCTGTTCCTTTGGCATAGTAGTGTCAACAGTAGTACTATCTTCAACAACTATATACTTACTGTAGCCATTGATTTTTGTCTCAAGATACATCTGTTTGCCATATCCATCCAGTTTAGTCTTTCTTGAAACAGTCCATGATTCCATCTGTATGTCATTACCATCATCATCTTCCATGTATACTTCAATGTCAAACTCATAATTAACAGCATCAAGATTTGTAATCTTAATACCTATCTTATCATTCCAAGCACCTGGATCCTTAGCAAAGATGTAAAAAAGAATATCCTCGCCAGACACTGTAGTAAATGCGGGAGCAGATACACCAGTTGTTAAAGCCTCATTAGAATCACCAGATGCTGATTCCATGATTTTGATACCACCATACAATGCACCATTTACAACTCTCAAACAATACAATTTGTTGCCATTTTCTAGAAATGCTAAAGCGGCATAGTGAAAATAATCGCCTGCTTCAGGCTTACCATACTCATCAATAAACTGTTGTGTGTTGGTTATCAGCTGTATATCATCAATGTCACCTCTTTTTGAATACCCAACCAACCCACCAATGGTTGTTGCTAAATTAGGCACTATTGCAGATATATCTCTCTCTCTGACATAAACACCTGGACTAACATAAAAACTCATTTTATACCTCCTTATTTATTAACATTAAATTGTTACACATATAATTACAGAGCCTTTCTCAACTCTGGTTTCAAATCAACAATTATATCAAATTTCTCAGTATACCTTTTATTATCTATGCCTATGTAACTTCTCTCCCATTCAACCTTGTTGATAGCAGTCCTGTACACCTTCCATCTACCAAACATTCTAAGCATGTTGTCATCAGTAACTCTACTCAAAAACTGTGACTTATTTACTCTCTTTTTTCTTATCTTATTTTCTGGGTCTGTCCAAAATATGTTTACTTTACCCCAAAGAGAGATTCTTTGCAACCATGCCTCAAATGTAACATCAAACTCACAAGGCCCAACATCTGGCTCAGCAATCTCTTTTCTCATCTGAGCCAAGTCAGACTTGCTTATTACCTCATCAAGAGTAGTCTCTGTAGTAATTCTATTTGTTCTATCCAGTATCTGTCTATACATTATTCTATAGTCTCCTCATATAGCAACACATCAGTACTTCCATCTTCAAGTGTATCATCATATATCTTAAGGTATATAGTAAGTATTGTCTTTTCATCAATACCAGACAGTATCCACGCATCCATCTTTAATGGGGCCCTCTGTATGTACAACGCACCTGCACCATATGTCTCATCAACTGTAGATTCATCAACAACATCACCAAAATGCAAATCTAGCTCCATAAGATACTTATCATCATAATACAAGTCACAGTTTGGATTTGTATGTTGCCAGAATATGTACAACTCAGCAGCGTTCATATTCTTGTTTAAATCTCTAGTCCAGAACCATACATCATATTCAAGTCTTACAGGCATAGCTTTAATAGTAGTAGCATCAGTCTCAGCAGAATCTGTGTATGCCATGCTTATACCATGTCTAGCTAATGGAGTCCTCTGTCTGGACCAATCTGGAAATACTCCAGTTCTCCAGAAGTTTATAAAGTCAACTGATGTCTTGCCTCTCTTCTCAGCTATATTTCTAAGTGCAATCTCTTTAGGACAGAAAGCCATATCATTTGTCTGGCTGTCCATCTCATATGTATCGCCAAACTTATTATATAATAATGTCTTTACTGCCTGATCTAATGTCTTAATAAATGAGTCTGCCATTATCAACTCCAAACACTAAAAATTCAACAAACATTTTAAAAACCTCTGTCTTGTCACATTCTCTCATTTTTGTCAACTTCATATCTATCCAACTCTCTGCATATCTTTCTGGTTCTATATGATTATTGATATAAGTCAAGGTATTCTTATAATCAATATACAACTTTCTGGCCGCCAAATAGTAGGCTCTCTTAGTAAACCAGTAACTCATGAATTTAATATCTTATTGGTTGATGGCCTATTAACCTCTACCAAATCAACATCTGCATCAACCTTACCAGATATCTCCTTAAAATTAGTTATACTTACATTTTTCATCTCACTACCAGGTGACAATTCAACATTAATGCCATCACTGATATTGAGCCTAACTGCCTCATTAGAGTTATTTTTTACTCTTGTCAACAGTGTTTTGCTCATCTTTAACCTCCAACTTTTTAAGTGCACCATCTAATAGGTCACTAAATATGTCATTTCTGAATGTGTCATTTTTATGAAAATCTCTCCAAAACTGCTTTCTTTCTCTCTTTGGCATGCCCTTCTCTTTAAGCAACATGTCTATTGATTTAAGAAGTTCCTTAACCTCTTTTATTTTCTCTACTAAGTCTATTCTGACAGTAGCTTTTTCTTTCTTTATTCTCTCAGCCTCTTCTTTCATCTTTTTCTTTATTATGTGCATCCTTATTGCACTTATACCAGTAATTTTTTTGATGAAATCAAGAAACTTTTTCATTTAATTCTCCTTGGTGCTATTTTATATGCTTTGACAACAACAGCATCATGCATATGTTTTATTAGAACATCATTTATATCAAACTCATCTGTATCAATATCATCTGGTATATAACCCACTGGAACCTTTATATATGAATTGATGGTAACCTCTGGTGAGTTCTTAAACCATGCAATCATTGGTATTTCCATTCCTTCAGAGAATATACCTAGTTTTCTCAATCTACTTATAGATGGAGACCACTCTATGAATACCTTCTCATCCTCATACTCTGTATATGTCATGTCATCAACAGTAGCATACACATCAAGTGACTCAACTGTGTCCAGATTTGATGGTATATACAAATCACACTCTATACCATACAATTCAATGGTAACATCATTGAAGTCTCTAAGTACTGCCAATGTCTCACTAGGAATCATTCTGCTCATTTTATATCTTAGCACCCACACTCTTTAGTACTGCCCAAACTAATATTAAAACTATCAAACCCCACTGCAACATTATCTGAGCACATACTCTGTTAACTTTAGATACTAAACCCTCTTTGCCATTACCAAATATGATAATATGTAGCTTGTCTTTGAAATCTCTGATGTCTGACATTTTTGAATCTATTGATGTTAGTGTGTTGCAGTTATTATTTATCTTATCAAATAGTTTTTCCATAATTTCATCGTGACTACTACATTTATCCATTGTTGCCTCCAATACCCAATAGTGAATTTAACAACTCTATCTCTTTATCATCAATTTCATCATCTTCCATCATTCTTTCCATGTCCTTGATGATTCTGAGATACTGATATCTGTCTATCAGTTTAAATAATGCATTTTCATTTTCCCACTTTCTAGCCAACTCTATATCTGACAATGCTTGATCTGGTGTTGTAGGAGAAGATGAATGTTTTCTTCTCAACAACCACTCTTTCTTTGTTTTCATCAATTCATCAACATCTGATTCAATTTCTGACAACTTAGATTTGAGCCTGTCAAGTACTTTAGACTTAACATCTTTAGGTAGTCTACCAATAGCATCCCTGATGACATTGTAATCTATCACATCTCTCTTCAACTCCCCAAATA